ACATCTGCATTTTTATACAGATAAACACCACCACCAATCACGGCAAGTGATGTAAGTCCAGAAAGAAGTGCGATTACATTAATTACTTTTTGCATTTTGGTAATTGCGGTTGTCCAATACTAGCATTTTTATTTCCAACTGCCATCATTCCGGCAGTCAATAATAAAATAAATCCAAAAACATATAATGTAGGAATCATTCTACTAAAGTGCCATGAGCACGACGAATTTCACGAAGTTCCTCAAAGTTCTTTTGCTTAGTTCCACCATCATATGCCCAAGCATATCCTTCGGTAATCATTGCTTCGTTGAGTGAGACTTCTGCATCCCCAATGTATAACCACCCCAAAAGACGACCATATTTTCCAACCCCACCAACAAGCTCAGTGCGAATAACAAGATCATCTTCTCCTTCAATCGCACCTTCCAGTTTCTCTTTAAGCCAATTCGTGGCATCATAACCTAGTGCCTTCTCTTCATCATCTTTTGTTCTCTTTTCAGGCGTATCAACTCCTGCAACTCTAACTCTTTCTTTCTTGTATAGATCAAACCCAAGATCAATGGTGACATCAATAGTATCGCCATCAACAACACGATTAATCTCTACTACTCGAAAGTTGTAACAACTCTTCCTGCTCGGTGGAATCATTGCTCCCATTTCCCATCTCCTGATATGATGTATTCATTATTGTATATATGTAATATCCAACACCGACAAGGAGTATTATCATGCACCAGACAATACTCCATGTCACATCATTCACATCATTCAGTGGTTTTAGGAATAAGTTCATTTATTATTCAACTTTTTCTTTTTTATCTAATTCTTTTTTGGGAGTTTCTTCATCTTTTTTCTTTGCAGGTTGAACCCCGAAAGTAGCTAAAGTCCCAGTAAACACACTTGCGATAAAAGTCGGATCGATATTTTTCTGCGGGACACCAGGAATCGTTACATAATTAAGTGTAAGAATTGCTGCAGACCACGATAAAATAACAACACGCACTAGAGCAGACAGACCTTCGTCTGCCCAGTCAAATTTATTTTCCTTTTTGGCATCCTCTTTCTTAGTCAGGTTTGAATCTGTCATTTAAAAAAGAGTGAGGCTCAGTTATTTATGGTGTGAGTAAATCTACTGTAATGTTTGTATGTTGTATTTGATTAAATCTTTGACAGAGAACACTACTTGATTCATGTTCCCATTTATGATATGTTTTCTTTAATTGTTGACTGTAATCAGGACTGTCGCATGTTTGCATTTCCGTTGCGACGATTGTCTTGATTAAGACATCTCTTGTTAAATTGGACATGTTTAAACTTTGTTTTCCGACAGAGAGTTCACCATTATAACACTTAAAGAGTTTCGCAGGACTCTCCTCGGTTGGTTGTTTCCTATTGGAATGTTATTATTTAGACAAATACCCTTCTTCTACCAGATACTTACGGGTCAAAGGTGTAGGTTCATAAACCTCCCACATATTGCCATTTGCACAAGCAGATAGAGCATCAGATGTCATTCCTTCAGTCTTACCTGCCCACATTGCTTCTGCTTCCCAGGGAACTGCAGACTTTGGATATGTCCTTTCAGTCATCTCACGCCACAATGGAGGAACATCTTCTTCGGGTTTGATAATAGCAATCAAACTATTGTCAATCGTTCCTGCCATACAGTCTTGTGCCGCGTGCCATCCTTCATGACGCATCACGGACATAAGAACACCAGGACGACGCATATAAGTTTTATTCAGAAAAAAGTTATTACCGACGGTATGATAAACCCCACGATGTCCGACAGGAAAATACTTTTCATCTGCTAGAAACACCTTAACTCCGATTTGATCAAGGGAAACAAGCATTCTGTGGAATTCATCAGCAACATTAGTATAATCACTATCGGGATAAGAACTAGAAATGTCCTTGATACTAAAAACTTGTTGAACATCTTTGGTGCATTCTCGAAGGAGCATACAACCCATAGAGTCCATAGTATAGAATTCTTTAGGAGTTTTTGATTCTCCTGCAATTGCAGGAGAAGCAGCAAGAATCATAGCGAGAAGAAATTTTTTCATTTAAACTGCCCCATGCCAGTGCCAGAGTTCCAACCACCAGGACCTTCTTGGAAGTTTTCAGAACCACCTTGCGTTTCACCAACAGTAGTCCAGTTCTTAGTTGCCATTTCGTACATTACTTGGTGAATGTTGTCAGGCTCTCTAACTTCATTAGTTTCTTCAATCTCTTTTTTTCTTTGGTCTTCTTTAATTTTAGATTCTGCGGCAATTTTCTCTTCATATTTAATACCTTTTTCTGTTTTAATTGATTCTCCAAACCAAGGATCGTCAGGTAAAACTATAGGTGCTGGAACTGCAATATAAGGTTCTTGAAAATCTTTACAATCAACCTTTTCTTCATCAATTACACACTCAACTTTATAACTTCCATTCTTTTTTTGAAGAAGAGAAGTTTGTGTCTCAACTTTTTTTTGAACTTTACTGATTGTGTTTTTAATCTTATTCAAGAATTTTGTCATGCCAGTACCATTTTTTTAGTGTAATCATAAGCATAGTGTTCACGATATCCTTTAATTCCCCAACCTAACCAATAATATGCCGGAACCATATATTGAGATACTGTGCGACCAGAACCTTCAAATTCGGGAAGATATCGTTGGAAAACATTTTCGTTAATCATATAACGAGTTTGACATTCTAATGAACTTGGGTCACATTTATATTTAAGTGCAAATTTGCCAAGTCCTCTGTAACGTCCGATAGAAGTCCATTGAATCAAACCATAACCACCACTATAGCATTGGTTATAAGGAACTCTTGCACCTCCTTCACAGATATTTGCATGGAAGTTACTTTCGGACTTAATATTACCTAAGATCGTTGCCAGTGCATTACGATCTGAAATTTTTGTCTTTTCCTGAAGTTCTTTGAGAACATACTTCTCATTTTCATTACAGGAAGGACATGTCCAGGTCTTCTCCACAACTTCAAGAACAACTGCCTTCTCTTCATTTACAGAAACATCAACCTTAGGTGGAGTTTCAAGTTGACTAATCGAAGGATAGGCACATGCTGCTGGAATAGAAGTTGCAAGCAGACCAAGAATAATTTTGTTGAGCATTAAATTAATAGAATTCGACATCCGTCACAAGAACATAATGTTCTTCACGGCACGGGATATTTAGTGAATCAATCTTCACCAAGATATTCCAAAGAAAAAATCTCATGGTCTTCAGTATTGGGGTCAAGCCATTCGGCAAACTCAGATTGAATCGCATGAGCATTCTCTACGGACTCTAGCACGTCATAAGTCTCCATTTCACATAGAGTGTGCATTCTGTCAACTGCCCAGTCATGAGTTGTCTTCAGAGTGTCTTCCAAAGTTACCATAATCTTTTCGCATGTAGCGTCCGAGGATATTGGAATTATAATACGCAGGAGTGCCGTTGTCAAGTTCCTCAGATAAGACATTATTTAAGAATAGTTGTTTTGTTTCTTCATAGTTACAAAGACCTTTCGTCTTATGCAAACTCAATATAACTCTACTGAAGGTCTCTTTACCATACTTTTTAATATCTTCTTTTAATTCTGGACAAGAACCATAATACTTCTTCCAATCAGATTCTTGTTTTACTTTTCTTTTCTTTCCTGGTGGTTTTCTAAACGACCAGAAATACTTTCTACCAATGTACGATCGTCCGTTGGACTTATTGGTAATACAATAGACAAAGCCAAAGTACTCGTCAATAGAATCAGAGTTAAAATTTTTCCCTTCATAAGTCCACTGATTTTCATAGCTCATCTTATAGATCTCAATGAGCTATTATTTATCCTTCAACCCTAACAAAGGTAGTCTACACAAAAAAAGGGGACTTGTCAAGCCCCCCTGAGTATTATGTAAGTTTTGTATCAACCTCTACCGGTTAATTGATCTTTAGTTTGCTTCTTTCTCAGATTCTCAGCAGACTTATCAATAGCAGCACTCATCTTACCCATTTTCATTCTGTTGGTTCCGGATGCTTCACCAGAATCCTGAGCATCCTTGATAGCAGCAGATCTCAGTTTCTTGTATCTGTCATACATG